CCCCGTGGCAATGCGTTGATTATCGACAAGGCTGGCACTCGTCAGTTTGCGTAACTCGACCATAGCATCCTTAAAGTCACCCTGTAATTGCTCAATGGTTTCTTGTTGCTGCTGCATCTTGCGGTAGGCATCAATGGAGAACTGGGCAAGGTTCTCGTGTGACCATGCTGCAAAGTTAGGTAAGTCGCTCACATTACCTCCAAGCATTTTGCAGTGCCAACAGGCCATCGTTGTTGCTCTGCTGCTTGTTCTTTGATTCGGTAGCCACAAACAGGCCACATTCTGTGTAGCCCTTTCGCCCTGGTCGCAGGTTCACTAATTGGTTTTTACGCACGGCGTTGTAAATAGCATGGCGTGAGATACCAGCTTCTTCAATCTCATGCGTGGTCTTGGGTGTATCGCAAAAGTTAACTACTAATTTGATGGTCATTTTGTATCCTTAAAACGGGCTTTTAGGCCATTGATCCCGTTTCTGCTGCTGGTAGGCTTTCTCTTGTTCCTTAGTCCAAGGGATAGCCCCAGTGGGCGGCGGGAAAGGCCATGTCATTCGGTTGTCTCCTGCTTTGCGGTTAACCCCTCAAGGCGTTTAATCCGTGCCACGTTGTATGAGACAAGGGCGGTGTGGTATTCCATGCTCGATTGATGGCGTAGTTTGGTGCGCTGCGCTTGTATCAGTTCCTCGGCGATTAACTCGGCAGGGGTCGGCATGACCCAGTGGTTCGTGAGCCATGCCCATACGTTTTTTAAGTGGTTCATGCTCCCCTCGCTTTCATCATTGCGTCTGCTTGTTGGTAGGCAAGCCTAGCTATTTGCTCCATATCTACATAATCACTCCAAGGCCCGTACTTAATCATTGCTTGCATAGCTTCGGTTGCAAAGTAGTCGCGTATGGTCAAGCCTTTTTCAGCGCACGTATAACTTTGTATCGGAAATGCTGGTTTGTCGATCATTTGAATATACTCCTAGCTAAAACGGTTTTACTGGGTTCGCACTGCTTGGCCTGCGCCTGCTTGGTGCTGATATAACCCAAGGCGAAGCAGATCACGGCGAATATGCCCACGCACTTGGCGAACGTCATCAGGTTGTCCCAAAACCGTTCAAACACGGTCGGGGTTTCTTCGTCTTCTACCAATTGGATTCTTATCTTGCTCATTTCTTGTCTCCTTCGTTGATTGAGTATAAATTCTAGCATACCGCTAGAAGGGGATAGAGTCCCACTCCCACACATTGCAGTCAACCATGCCTGTCAACCACTCTTTTGGTGGCTTGGCTGTAAATTCTTGGCATACTCCTAACTGTAATTTTGTACAGGTTTGGCAGTTGACCTGTATCTTGTCAAGCTGCGTTAGCTGCTGCTTCAAGTGTGTCTTGATGGCGTTCAATTCGATCAAATTCATATTCTTTTACCTCTGTAAATTTTCCGTTTCGGCGTGTTGCAATTTTGGCTGGCTGTCTGATCGTGTTGGTTTCCAACCATTCCAACACTTCATCCACACCCCGTGGGTGGTAGCCTCTCTCGCGTGCAAACCACCAGTTCTCTGCCTTTTGCCGTGCGTAGCCACTGTGGTTAAAACACACCCACTCGCTGGCGCAACGCAACAGGCCATCGTAGTAGTCCACTCGCATACTGTCAGGCTTGCCTTCCTTGCGGTGCAGCTTGTAGTCCACCCGACTGACATCGTGCCAAATCAATTCGGCTGACTGGGCAGACAGCAGCGCGGCGTAGGACACCTTCACATCTTTGACTTCAGCGACTGGCTCTCTGATGATTGCGCCACAGGCGGTGCAGACCAGTGCCGATGCTAGGTTGCGCTCTCCGCAATCAGGGCAGACGCAAAATGGGGCTTCCTGCGGCCCACCCGTGCGCTTGGCTCGTCCCTTGATTGTGTCCACTGGCCCCAAGCGTTCCACCGTGTCGGTAAAGTCAAGCACCAAGCAGTCATCTTTGCCGTCAGCAATGCGAGTGCCTCGACCCATGCCTTGGACGTACAGAACTGGCGACTTGGTTGGCCTACACCACAGGATGCAATCTACATCAGGCACATCAAACCCCACCGACAAGGCCAAGACCGTCACAAGGCAACGGATGTCGCCAGTCTTAAAGTCTCGGATCAGGTCGGCGCGTTCTTTGGGCGGCGTTTCACCGCACACCACCTCACTTAAAACACCCAACAAATTGAGGCGGTCTGAGAGGCTTTCAGCGTTTTTGACACTAGGTGTAAAGGCGATCCATTTGAGGCGGTCAGATGCTAGTTTGGTGGCTTCTACGGCTACCTGTGACAAGTATTTTTCAACCACATCGGACAACTCACCGACCTTGTAGTCACCATTGGAGATGCCGACTGAACTCGCATCAATGCGGATGTGCATTGGGGCGGCTGGCGGTACGAGGGGGGCAATAAATTTGGCATCAAGCAACTCACGCATGGACACTCGGCTGGCGATCCCAGTGAACAACGGATCGTCACCGTCAGTTAGCCAAACCTGATTGCCCCTAAACGGCGTGGCGGTCATGCCCACCGTGCGAAAGTGGCAGATTTCGCCTAGCTTGGACAGAAAGCTGCGGTACATCCCCTGTGCTTTGGTGTCCACCAAGTGCGCCTCGTCAATGATGACGCACTTGATGTCACCCAACAGGTGGGCGCTTTTGTGGATGCTGCCAATGGTGGCAACAATCACATCGGCGTTGTGCTGCTTCTTGCCCAGGCTTGCGCTGACAAACCCCACATGAATGCGGTTAGGCAGCAGGGCTTGCAGCTTGGCAGCATTCTGCTCTGCCAACTCCTTAGATGGCACAAGCACCACCGTGCGCGGGTGGTAGTCGGGCCACTGATCCCACATCTGACGCACAATCTCGGCGCAGATCACCGACTTACCTGCGGCGGTCGGAAGCACTAGCAGCGGGATGTCGGCGCTGCTTTGGTGCTTTGTCCACCAGTCAAATAGGTCGGTGACTGCGCGGGACTGATAGTCACGCAGGATCACGGTACTTTTCCAATTTGGCTATGGGATAAACAGGAATTTCAGTGCTACCTACATCAACGTACTCAATGGACATGATCCTTGGCGTTGTAAATGA